AGGATCCGTGTTCATCCCATAGTGCGTATTTGCACAATCCACTATTCTTTTCTATACGCTCAATGGTTAACGGCTGCGGTCTGGCTAAAGCGACACGATTTTTACCCTTGTCCATATATACCTCTCATAAATGTTTATGGTGGCCGGTGCCATACCCGGCAAGTAACCCCTCAAGTGACTGGTCAACCTGGTTACTGGCGGCTTTAACCCCTGTGTACGCGACTGAAGAAGCGGGGGCCAGTCTTGCGATCGCAGCAGCAACTGCGAATGCACCACAACGGATAGAGCACTGACCATTCCTAGTCCAATGGCGCTTTGCGCAAAGCATCAATGCTCTTTCCTGTTGGTGTGCCTTATTTGCGTCGCTGCTTCTTCCTGCTGCCTCTTACCGCTTTAATGAACGTCTCGATGGCATAGATGGCCACCAGCGCGTAAATCACGGTGAGAAACGGGTGCTCTGCAGCAAATTCTGATAACGACATAATGCGTCCTTCGTAGAGGAATGCTGTCTATTCCAGCTGTCAGAACTAACCGCCCAGGCGCTCAACCTGCGATGACAATATCCTGCTGGCTGGATGACATTACGTGTTGACCGGATAACCAAACAGACGAGAAGGTAATTAAACGCCCAAGCTCCGCACCCACATGTCCCATAATGCCCCACTTTCGGCCACCAGCAGGGATCGCTGGCATATTGTTACTGGCCGTTTATTTCTTTGCTGCCTTAAATGCGAACTTTAAAAAAGGCATGGCGACATAAATAGCCAGGCCGATTAATGCTAAATCAGCGCCCACTGATAAGATCCTACTGGTGAAGTCCACCAGTATGGCCAGCAGAAGCAGCAGCGCGGCAAAGAAAAGGCGGAATTTCATTACACGTAATCGTCGTAACGCAGGCCCAGCACACGGCCAACTTCTTCGATAACTTTCTTTTCTTCCGGCGCGATATCACCATCAGCTTCAGCCAGAGTGATCATGTTCACGAACACTTCAACCGCCTCTTTCTGGTCGTTTTTAATGTCCTGGATTTCTTCTAAGATTTTGTTCTTGCCTACGCGGAAACCGGCTTCAAGCTGCTCTTTAAAGCGGGTAATGCTCTGCGTAATTTCAGGACCAAAATGCGACAGGTTGGCATTCGAACGAAGCAGCTTATCCAGCTTGTCCAGCTCCGACTGATCGATAGACCCATCAGCTGCAGCCACAAGCAGGCAACCGCCAACGATCGCTTCCATCAGGTCGCGGTTTTCAATCTTCTTCAGTTCCTGACGTGCTGCTGCTGCTTTCTTGCCAAAAATTTTGCCAAACATAGCGTTCCCCGGTGAGGTTTAGAAAGGGTTGTTGTGACCGTTTTCCGTTAGCGCGATTGTTTAATGAGGCGGGACTTAAACCCGCTTTGCTTTCGCAGCCCATCGCTGACCGCCCGTGTTAATTCACAGGCAGGGCTTTCGCCCCGTGGATTCCGGATCCACAACTCCTACGGTGTGTTAAAGCGATCACCACAACGGTCGAGAACACTGAGCAACCACGCGCCGGGTGTTCAATTAAGTCACCCTTCAGTGCTCTCGCCGTTATGGGCTGGTCTTTCCCAGCTGTCACGAACTGTTAAGGTCTGCCGCTGACCTGTCCTGCCACCAGCCAAATTAGCCGGTAGACAGGGCATCGCCTGGTGTTGGCGTGTAGTGCATGGGGGGCTGGTGCCTCCAGCTGTCCGATACGGAATCTACGGACGGGTCACGTAAAGGAATTTGCAAAACGTCAGGTAACTGTTCCGTCCCGCGTGCGCATAGCCGCATTCCCCCATTTGTGAGCGCGCTGACAGAAGCGCCAGCACGCTCACAAATAGTGATCCCTTACGAGGATCAGGCGGGAACATGTTTAAGCCTCATGGGGCATTCTTTGCGCGGGATTAGTCCATCAACCGCGTTCACTGCCATGACAGGAGGGGCTACTTGCCGTTCACCCTACTCATAACACACCCGGAAAAAGCTAATAACCGGGGGCGGCCCGTTACGAACTGGTGCAGGTTGGCGGAATTGAACCGCCGACAATGGAACACTCTAGCGACTGAGCTAAACCTGCTGAATAATTGCCGGTGCATACCCGGCGCGGACACTTAGGTATCTGGTCAACCTGCCCGCTTGCGTAACAAATAGGTGTGGAGGCACCTGCCAGATTTGCATTGCGTTTGCCTCGCTGCCGAAGCGTTTCCCCGTTTCAGCCGTGAGCACACCTTGATGCGCTCACGGCTGAACCTGAAAAAAAGCCCGGAAACTACCGGGCATAAAATCCTACACACACAGCAAAGCCTACTCTGGAATAGACTTTGATATGTGAAAAAACGCGGATTAAACAGACAGTTATGCCTAACCCGCCAAATGCCTACCATGATTTTGTATAGAGTCGTGATGCCCTTGTCAGCGGGGAGAAATGTACACAAAACGGAGTTATGAAGCAATGAAAATCTAAGAGTTTCCTTAGATTTTCAAAGCGAATGTAGAGAGGTATATGAGAGTTAGCGGCGCTTTACTTTCGGGTTTGTAATGTTCTCAATATCGCCGTTGGCTTTCGCCCATTTTATGCACCAGCTGTTCACGGCAGCGCGGATCTCCATCACAGAAGCCTCGCTTAGCCCCTTCACTTTCGCCAGCTCAGCAGGCAGCTCGCCACCAGCATCGGCAACCGTCTCATATCCGGCCTTAGTCAGTGCGTTAAGGGCGCGTGTCGGTATGGCCAGCTCAGAGACCGGCGCGGCTTTGCCATCCAGAATGCGCTGGTGGAGACGCGGGAAATCCTGCGCTACGCGCTTCATGATCCGTGCGTGGAGCTCGTCGTTAACAGCGGTATCCCACATCGGCTCAAGCTCCGGCAGCAGACGGAATACCGGATTGCCCCATATACCTGGCACTACGTCCATTGCCAGCATCATCGCGGTGCGGATCTGGAAATGGAAATCAGCCGTCTCAATAGAGACGTCGCGGATGCCGTGGAAGACGCTCAGACCAAAGTGGAAGTTGTAGATATAGCAGCCCACGTCACCGGAGCCGTCCGGCAGCTGAAGCAGGAACTGCTGCACGTCTTCCCGGCCATCGTGAAAATCGACGCGCTCTTTCAGGTGGTTATACAGCGCGGTTGTCTTAAGCAGATCGTTAGCCGTCTCAGCGCGCTGGCGGCGCTCATCGCCTACAACCTTATCCGCGATGTTCAGTTTGCTCTGTAAGTCCTGGCGTTTAACGCTTTCCTTTTTGCGGTCAGCGCGCATTTGCGAAATGGTTTTGTCCCGCTCGTTCAGGTCAGTTGCCAGGCGTTCAGGGTGCTTACGGCGATACTGCGAGTGCTCCTGATTCAGCGTGGCTAGGGCAAGCTGTGCGGTCGTCAGGGCTGACTCCATATTCTGCAGCTTCGTTTCCGCTCTGATTGCGCGGTTCTCTGCTTCCAGCATGCTTTCTTTTGCCGCGTCTCTGGCTTCTTCAATGGCGTTCTGCGCATCGAGACGGATTTTCGTTACTTCGTTATGCAGTGCGGACTGCACGGCCAGCTGCTGCTGTACCTGCTCCAGCGCTTCTAACATCAGATTGTAGGTATCCGCTTCATAATTGAGGCGCATACCGATATCGATCTGGATCTGCTCCAGCGCATTAGTGCAGTTATCAAGAAGGCGCAGCTCCAGGTCATCGAGCGTCAGGCGTTTACGGACGGAATTAAGCTGGCCGTAGGCGGTGACAAAGGCCTGGTGAAGTACATCGTCATCAACGTTGCATTCAGGGAGATTTTGCAGCTGCTGGAGTGGAGCGAGAGTTGTCATAGTGAGAATCAGATCCGCGTTTGAATTGCGGCGGATGATAACTCGAAATTAACCACTGTCTAAGAGTTTTCTTAGATTTCGTTGAATGATTGAGAAGATAACGCTGGTGGCATTGTCATGGACTCCGCCACCAGCAGAGGATTACAGCAGTTTTAGCGCCGCTATGACTACGGCGGCTGCTGTGACAATCATCAGCACATTCAGCAGTATAGACGGCACTTTGATCTCGCCGGTCTCATACTCTGCCTGCGTCATGCGGCCCAGGTAACTGTGCGAGACCAGCACTGCGTTTTCGTCAAAGCTCAGCGTAACCCGGACATTCTCCAGCACCTGACGGGATACCTGTCGCGTGGCCAGCTGGACCACACCGGATCGCATCTTGCCGTTGTCGCCCATGTAACAGACCGAATGGTAATGAAACGGCTTATTCAGGCCCATCAGCTGATAACTACCCAGTCGCAGACTTGCATATCTTGAATGCTCAGATCATGCATTTCTGTAGTGCCGTCCGGATGAGTCAGCTCCAGCACGTCACAGCCTTCATGCTCCTGCTCCAGCGACACAAAATAACCCGGCTTCCACGCTTCACGACGCATCAGCAAAGCCGGATCTTCTTTCATTTTCAGCAAGGCCTGGTCATAGCTGCACGCAATGGCACCGATACCAATTTTGCTCAAAGATTCGATCTGTGCCGTAGTCATGCGTCCGCGTCCTTCTGTTAATGATTTTCTCAAGATGTAGCTAATCCCCTTCACGCCGCCGAAATAGTTCAGCTGGCGGTTGCTCATGCCGCTGCGCGTCATAAGCTCCTGCTTAGGTACTTTAAAAATGCCGACTTCCATAGCCATGTCGGCAAAAACCGAAAGCCCCCGGCCTAAGCTGTCGCGCGTTTTATTGCGGCGCGCATACTGCTCAAACGTGGGGCATCCGGTAAAAAATTGCGCATCAAAAAGCACTTATTCGCTCCAGAAACCGTCGTTCTCATGCGCTGGCATTGCTTCACCGGCTGTGAGAACTGCGTACTGCTCCATCACGCTGATCGTATCTTCAGGTGAAAAAGATAAAAGAACGTAATACCCCTGCGCCTTCAGGCGACGCATCCACGTCACCTGCTGCTCTGAAGGCTTACGCTTACCGTGTTTCTGCTCTACCCGCATTCCGTGATAGATGCCTGCCGGTATTTCCAGGGACATATCCGGAACGCCCCGCTTTGCACCCTCAGCCTCAATTGCTGCGGCGGTCGCCTTTAGGCGAAATCCTCCGTTAGGTACGGCATACAGATGGTCATAAATAACCCTGTTGTGACGGTGAAAATGGTCAAAGATTCGAACCTGATCGTAGTGCTCTTGCCTGCCTTTGCGCAGATCGGGTTTTTTGACGAGAGCGGCCAGCGCTTTTGCGTGAACCGATATTTCAGTAACTGCTGCTAACCAGGCAGACGCTTTGCCGGATTTTACCGACGCTCCACCAGCAGATTTATCAGCTACTTTTGGACGGGTTTTTTGGTTTTTCTTGTAGGAGTGCAACCACTCTTCACTGAAGCGCATATCCGGATTTGCCAACCGATGATTAAATAGTCTAAAAGGTGGATCTGCGTTGGGGGGTATTTTTAACGCTGAGACGGGAAAAAACAAGCCTGTAATCTACATCTTTCAAAGATAATGATTACAGGCAGTTATCAGTTTACTGGTGCGCCATCCACATAAACATCAGGGTATAGACAAGACCGGTTGTGGACAGACCGAGTACAACGAATTTGCCGATCATATTAGGAATCGTTGTGGCTTCAGCTGCTGGAGCCTTGTTTGGAGTGGTATTAACAAAATCACGCTGCGCAAAATTAATCATGGTATATTCTCTTTGTTAGGTGCAGGGGTGTACGTCGCCAAACTGAACCCCTGCAAAGTGAAAGCCCGGCCATATGGTCGGGCTTTTTCTTTGTCGCCGCCTTATCTGCTTAATGCAATCTAAGGGTTTTCTAATTTACCGTCAACAAGATTCATGACTTTTCGTCACTTTTCACCTGCAACAAGGCTCCAGAGGCAGTTTTCAGGCGCTCAAGTGCATCCTGCAGGGCGAAAATCCAGCTGGTTTTGTCCAGTTCCCGTACCCGCTTGACCCTCTCCTTTGTGTAGGGATTAATGACCCATACCCATGTTTCAATGTCCTTGCGGTCGCGCATCGTGAATACCCCAGTCGGGGGGTAAAAATTCAGCTCCGCGCCATTGGCATAGGCATAGGCTTCCAGTTCCTCCAGCTTGAGGTATTTGTTTTCTCGCGGCACGGTGTCTCCTAATATCTTCTTTTCTCTATGGATTCATCATAGCTGACGTACAGATAAGGTTCAGTATCATCCGCGGACGGCACAACAGGAAGCAGATGGTAAGCACTGAATACTGCATCGTTCTCAGTGCGCTCGTCAGCATACAGATGAGCAGCAATGATCGTGAGGGCAGGACGTGAAAGTGAATATATCTCAGCGATGTCACTTTCAACTACCTGCCCAAATTTAGTAGTACGTTCCAGCAATAACGTTTTAATCGCAGGCCACCATGGGCCGAAAGCCCGGTATGCGAGTCTCGCACTGCTGACGCGCTTTACTAAATTTTCCAGATAGTTTAGTGAAAATGCTTCTTCGGTTCGCCCGTCCAGTGCCAGCGGTAGCAGGCTCTCGATGTAGGTTTCAGTCGGTTTAATGGTATCAATCAGTGTGGTCATATTAGACGGCCCTTGCGGGCCGCTCCTGAATTATGCGTTTACAATATCGCTGCGTAACGCATCGAGATCATGGGAGGAAGGGATAAGCCAGGCGGCTTGTGTGAACTCGTTTCCGGCTACCGGATCTTCTTCAAAGTTCCAGAATTTCGCGCCGTATTTCTCCTTTATGAGGTCACGCACTGCTTTACGCTTGAGTACCGGCGTGTCGCTGGTATCCGTCAGCACGTAGGCACCACCAGCCGGGAAGTCGATTTTAAAGGTGCGGTTCCTCCACTTGCGCGAAGCCACCAGCTCCTGCTCGTTTTTCATGACCTGGAAGCCATCGGACTGCTTATGTACCTGTGCGGTGCGCACGGTCGTTGCCGCTGCCGCTGCTAGTCTTTGAGCCTCGTCGCGGCGCGCCTTCACAGCATCAGGTGACAGCTTGCCGGTAATCATCCCTTTGTAGTCATCCCACGTTACAGCGTAATCCCGGTATCCGCCTTTCTCGATCTGCTCCAGCCACGCATAAACCTCATTTAACCGGCTCATAATGGCGGAGGATGAGGTAAACGTTTCGGCACTGATCGCTGCTTCATCGAGCGCGCCCAGTGAAACGCCGGCACGCAGATAAACTGCCGCAGGCGATTCGGTAATGGTGGCCGGTCGTGTAATGTCAGATTGTGCGTCAAACTTTGACTTAACCAGCAGCACAGCAACCCCTGCCTGGCTGTCACTTTCGCTCATCTGGCGGAACTGCTGCAGCGCCGCGGCGGCATACTGCTCTGTCAGTGACCTGATTGCCTGCATCTTGCCGTCGGCCATCTCGTTACGCAGCTGATCGAATATCACCTCATACTCGTTACGGTTGGAGAAACCTTCCATACCGTTACGGAACTGGCGAACACTGATCACGTTGCTCCAGTAGTAACGATCCTGCGCTGCGCCCAGGAAAGCGGCGTGCGCTTCTTCATCCGTTGCGCCGGTCATCGTCCGCTTTCTGGAGTCGTTTGCTTCAAACTCAGCCACCAGCCGCTTAAAGACTTTAACCACGTCCGCCATGCCCGCCTGCTTCCCGTAAGCCTGCAATGCCGTGTCGTAGTTGCGGCCAAACATCGCCTTAAAGAAACCCTGCGCGCTGTAGATGTTGTTATCCACGCTGTACTGATAAAGCTCGCGCTTAAGCTGCTCGTCGCTGTGGTCCGGATACAGCCACGTTTCAGCCGGTCGCTCTTCGCTGGCGCTGATCGTGCCGCTGAGGTAAGCCAGTTTCAGCCTGCCGTCACTGTCGCGGTACAGCCATCCGTCTGTGCGCACATTCAGGACGCCCGCGTGAATGGCCGCGTAGAAGTCAGCACGGCTCAGCGTGTCAGCCAGGTCTGTCGGCTCGATGCCTTTCGCAGCTGTCTGGAGCGCTTTTGCCTGGTCACTGGTGATATCCACGCGATCGCCCACCAGCGCAGACGGCATTTCAGCTAAGGCGCCTACGTTCGGACCGGTATAGCAGCGCAGCGGCTTATGGATAAGCTCTACCTCAACCGTATTTTTCTCCGGGAAGAATTTACGAATCTGGAATACGCCCTTTTCTTCGCGGTCATCGTTGAGCCAGATTTCATATGTCGCGCCAATTCGTAGCAGCTGGCCATCAGGCAGTTTCATGTACTGCTCCGGGGCGCGCAGCACGTCCGGATCGACTTCAAGTGTGCCTGACTTAATGGCGCGCTCTACTTCCCCGCGGGAGCGCTTGATGGTGCTGGCCGCACTTTTGGAACGAGTGAGTGCCTTACGTGCGCCGCCCAGCTCCTGCTCCAGCTTCTTCTGCTTCGCCAGGCCATCACGCAGTGCAGCACGCGCTACGCGACGATCCTGACCGCGCCATTGATCCGCTGACCGTTTGCCATACTTCTCAACTTCAAGGTTATAGGCGGCTTCAGCTTCGGTGACATCCTCGCGAAAGCCATCAACATCGCCGTTGATCGCATCAAAGGCAGCAGACAGCTTGGTAATGTTGTCTTCCAGTACTTCTACGGGGGTAGCAGCCGCAACGCTTGCCTTCAGGTAGATATCCAGCGCGGCAGCGGCTTCACGCTCGGCCTGCTGGCGGTCCGCTTCACGCTTAGCTTTCAGCTGTGCATCCACGCGAGCGCGGCGCTCTTCCGGGTTAGCGGCCAGCAGCAGGCTCTGCTCTTCTTTGGACTCCACATCACCGTTTCTGATGCTGGATACGTCAGATTTCATGACGTCGTTGATCCAGTTTTTCTTGCGCTGCAGCGTCTCCAGGCGGAACTCGTCAAATGACCCTTTGCCACAGTAGTAATGCACGCGCATGGTGTCGCGCTCAGAGCCCACGCGGGCGCCGCGTCCGTTACGCTGGTCGATACTTGCTGGCGTCCAGGGGAGTGTCAGATGGTGCGTATCGGCGGTGCCTTTGTGCAGGTTGATCCCCACTTCGGCCTTTTTATTGCAGATGATGATTGGCGTGCGGCCTTCGTTGTAGTCGGCGGCGATCCCTTCCATACCGGCCAGCGAGGCGTCACTCATTGCGGCCTGATAATCCTCATAGCGCGCCAGATCCTGATAATACTTGTCCCATGCACCGTCCTTAAAACTGCCGTCCGCTTTCTCCACCGGCTCAACCGGTTTCTTCACAGGCTTCACTTTCACGCCGGACGCCTGGCTGACTGTTGTAGCGTTGATAATGCCTATCTGCTGCTCTGTCAGGCCCAAGGCGCTGGCGATAATGCGGCGCAGCTTGTTGTGCTGGGACTTCTCATCCATGAAAATGATCTGCTTACCGTCCGGCAGGCCTGCCTTCAGGTTCTCAATCAGCGCGGCATACTTTGGCGGTACCGGGTGTGAGACGTTTTGCATACTGATACCGGCAGCAGCGATTGCGTCCAGTACCTGCTGCTCCAGCGTGTCGCTCACCACCAGCTCCACGACGCCCCCGCGATCCTTCAGCGTGGTTTTGACTACCTTGCTGGTGCGCGTATCGGTAAGGCCGGTTTCCGCATCCTCAGCTGTCTCTTCATCATCACCGGCAAGCAGCTGGCCACCGGCCTCACCCGGCAGCGCACGCGCCACCTGTTTCGCTAGTTCTACGTCCTCTTCACGGAAGCGGAACGTGATAGCGGAGCGGTACAGGTCCGGATCGATAACCACCTTATCCATGTCGCGGATAACAGAGAAAATGAAATCGTCGTCGTTCTGCACAATGGAAATGTGGCCGTCACCATTGTCCTGTACGATTTCCTTCTGCCCGATACGGCTGGCGCGCACGCGGAGCTCTTCATAAAGCTCCTTCTGGTCCCGCGTCATCGGCACGCCAACGGTTTTCTCGTCGAGGCCTGGGATCTTCACGCTGTCTTTCACGTCAGCAGCAGATTTAAGCGTCGTCCAGCGATGGAAGATGCCGCGCAGACCATCAAGGTTTTTGAAGCCTACCAGCCCCTGCTTGTCCTCCAGTTCGCCTGAAATCTTCTGGACAGTAACAGTGTCGGTTTCACCGAATACGCGCACAAAGTCATCCGGCGTCAGTATCCCCATCGCCTTCCACTCATCCAGCGACACGACGTGTGACAGCATGTTAAAGGCGTCAATCGGTGAGTTAACCAGCGGCGTTGCGGTCAGCATAACGACGCCGCGGCCGTTGTACTTTTTCATCATGTACTGGCTTTTTACGGCCATATCGCGGGCAATCTTGGAGACAGACGGATTAGGCAGGTAGGCCAGCTGGCCTGCTTCGCGTCCGGCGCTGTGCGAGTTGCGGTAGTTATGCCCTTCGTCTGCGATCACGCTGTCAAAGTGCATATCCTCAAAGTAAGGGATCTGGCTCTTTTTCTTCGTGCCGGTATCGGCGGCTTTGTCGCGGAGTTTGTTACGGGACGTGGCGGCGCGGTGCGTGGACTTCATCAGGTCCGTGCGGCCATTCTCAATCTGGTTAAAGACTGCCTGGCTGGAGTTTTCCTCAATAGTCTCAGGGCGCATCGGGATATCGCCAAACTGCTCTTTAGTCATTACCACGGCGCGGTAGTTGGAGACCGGGATCATGTTCATGCGCTCAAGCACAGTGGCGGCCGCGGACTCTTTCACCACATTACGCATCACCGGCTGGCCGTCTTTGTCCAGTTTCGGCTCGTTGTTCTCGTCACGCTCCTGGGCTTGCATGATCTGGCCATCTTCACCGCGCACTTCATCCAGCCCGACAAACAGCATGTTCTGGAAGGCTTCGGCACTGTAGAAGCTCTGCGCTTCGTGATACCAGTTCTGGAGGACGGCTTTCGGCACGACGTAAACGGTACGCTTACTGCGCCCTACCTCGTAGTTGTAGGCTTCCAGCGCCAGCGCCGTCGTGGTTTTACCCAAGCCTGTTCCAAAGCCCATGATGCCGCGGCCGTCTTCTGACAGGCGCCGGACTTCGGCATTCTGATAGCTCAGCGGGAGACGTTTGCCGCTGATCTGCTGCAGCTGCAGCGAGGAAGAAGAGTGCTCAAACGGAACGTAGCCGTTAAAGGCGTCGTTGTAATCACTGACAACGTTTTCCACGTCCGGATGCGTGCGAAGCCAGTCATTGAAATGCGACTCCAGCTCACTGATTCGCTTCAGGTACACATTGGCGTTTACCCCGCGTGGCTTCACGCCGTTGAGGTAATTTTCCAGCTGGTTGTAGAAGCCGTCTTTGTAGCTGGCGCGCTTGAACTCGGTCACGCCGCCTTTGCTGGTGACAGATCGAACCTGATAGCCAGAGAAAACGCCGTCCTTGCCCGCGTAGTTGTCTTCTGCGGTCAGATAGCCATTGTCGTTTTCCAGATCCTGCGAGTATTTGAAGTCATCAAAGCCCTGCTCGATCAGGAACTCTTTGATCAGGCGACGGTCCAGCCAGCGGGCATTGAGGTTTACCGTAATGTCTTCAACCGGCGTGTGCTTGCGCTTCTCGTTAATGGCTTCCAGCTGGCGGACATAGTTCGCCTTTACCGGGCCGTCCGGCGCATCATCAATCAGCCCCGCCAGGCGGGAGACTTTGCCACGCACGTTGCCGCTGGTGGCGCGTGCCAGCGGCATGATGTTGCCGTTGCCATCAAGGGCGATCTCCGGGAACGTCGCCAGGTGCGCCAGTAGCGCGTCGTCATCTTCCGGCAGCTGGCCGGTAAACGCGGCACGGAAAGCGGCCAGCGCAACCGGGACCATATCAACGTCGCTGAAAAGGTGTGATACCACCTGCTCCGGGCTGGAGAAATCGACTGCCACGGCTTCGCTGCGGTCAATTGTGCCGTTCAGCAGCGCTGACAGATCGCCCTCACGGCTCACGTTGGCCTGAAAACTCAGCCAGCCTTTCGCGCTGGCGTCAGACAGCCCCGCCAGTTTCAGGCCTTTCGGCGTGCCGTACTGGCCCACTTCTTCGCTCACCAGGCGGGCAGCGTCGGCAATGATGCCGCTGGCGTCGCCGCCCAGCATCTGCGTATTCAGCGCGTCATTGATACGCAAACCGATGATCGAGGCACGCATAACGCGCCAGCGGTGGCCCGGTTTCTGCTGCATGGCGAAACGGATCGCAGCATGGGTGCGATCGTCAAACAGCTGGGGGTATTCGATGCTGGCGGCGTACAGTTCGCGGCTATCGAGCGACAGCATGCCGTTAATGGTGCGCGTTTTTGTCTGGAGATCGCCAAACGTGGCCGCGCCGAACCGGTTCGCATCAATCCCACTCGATGCCGTGGTGGCGTCTTTGATAAACCGGGTGCCGTCGTAGGTGTGCCAGACGCCAGCCAGGAGGCGCTTGTCGCCTTCAACCGGCGACTGCCAGACAGCAGCAGCGGTACCCAGCTGATCCCAGTCAATGCGGCTGTCAAAGCGGCGTGACAGTGCGGCCTTCATGGCCTCATTAGTCAGCTGGCCATCTTTTTTGACCACCAGAATATTATTGAAGTCAGATCGCTCGGTTTCACCGTGAACAAAGCGACGGCCTTCGGTTTCAAACCACTTGCCCCGGATGAACGTTGGCCACAGCACGCTTGCCGCCTCAAGAGACTGATCATCGCTGTCATGAACCAGCTGAGTCAGCGCCTCGGTATGCTTACGCAGTACCCACACATCCACCACCGTTGCGGTGCCGCTTTCGGCAAAAGTGCCGGACGGCATGCGATGCGCGCCCAGGAACTCCGCCACGCGGGAGACGCGATCGCGCAGCTTCTTGTTGTTGCCGCCGCCGTCGGTCATGCCGTTAGGAACCACCAGCACCACCAGCCCGCCGTACTTCACCTTGTCGATGGTGCGCATCACAAAGTAATGGCCAACGTTGGTTTCATCGCGGTAAGCCGGGTCGAGCTCGGCAAAGCCTGTGCGCGAGTCGCCAAACGGCACGTTACCTACGGCGTGGTCATAGCTGTTATCCGGCACGGATGCCGCCAGCTTCTCAAATGCGCTCAGGCGAACATCATCCTCCGGGTGCAGCAGCTGGTTGATACGTCCGGACGTGTCAGAAATCTCTGCTGACGTCATCATAGCGCCAGCTGGTTTTGTCTCCTGAAAAACGCCGGTACCGGCTGACGGCTCCAGCATGTGACCGCTGGTAATACCGTAATCCGAAAACAGATCCCATATACCCTCGGCCATGAATGGCGGTGTGTAGTACTCATACTGACTGCCGCCGCTTCCTTCCAGACCGCCCTCACCGCTGTAGCCCGCCAGTACCCGGCGCTGTTCATCAGTCAGTTTGTTGCCGTCGAAGCCCTGCGGCAGTGAGTTAAGCAGTGCGATCGCATTGTCGTTTGCACTCCGGCGCTCACGCTGAAGACTCACGCCTTCACGCTTGGTCACGCCAAACGCGACTACGGTCCGCTGTTTGTGCAAGCGCATGACCAGCCGGATCAGTTCCTCAACCGATCCCGCCTCCTGCACCGCCCTATTTGCTGGATTTTCCACTGTGTAACTTTCCCTCAGATTGCATAAAGCGAATATGCTTTATTTGATTCTAAAGGTTTATTAAATAGGGCGTATAACTTTGGCTACTAAAAAAAAGGCATTGTCTGTTTTAGGCGCACTGAGGCAGGCATTCCGGGGCGCTGCAGCAGATGCACCGCAAAGCCTCGCCTGGACTAACGGGCAAAACGTGGTTGTCTCTCGCTCCGGGCTGGCGGCAATGGCATACAACGAGGGGAAGGCGGGGGAAATGACCTCTGCCGGCGACAGTCTTTACCTGGGCGCGGAGCTGCCACTGGACCGGCTGCAGCGCTATGCGATTCTGGAGGAAATGGCTAACAGCCCGACGTGCTCAGCCGCACTGAATATCCACATTGGCCACGCACTCGCGCCGGACAAAAAAACCGGTCTGGCGTTCTCTATCGTGCCGGTTGATCCGTCTGACGCAGAAGGCACGGCGCGGGCTAAAGAATTGCAGGACGATCTCGGCGCGATGATTAACCGGCATCTGCCGTCGCTGGCTATGACCATGGCGATTTTCGGCGTCTCCTATGTCCGCCCCTATGCCCGTACCGGCAAGGGGATCACCAGTCTGGAAAATAGCTATTACTCGCTGCCCTACTTCATTCAAGAGTTTTATAAAGGCGATCAGCTGGTGGGTTTTGGCGGTGATTACGTGCTGGCACCTGATACCCATACCCGCACACTGTCTACGCCGTGGTCACTGGTCCCGATGAAAAATCCGTACTGGACGCCCACGCGCAACGTTCAGCCTGTGACGTCCGGGAATCGCGGTTACTCTCTGCTGTCGGAGGAAGAAGATAAGGAGGTTGCGGAGACGCAGAACTATGGCACCAGCTTCCTGGCGCATGCCTATGAACCCTTCCTGAATCTTGTGGGGGCGCTGAATGCGCTGAAGGCAACGCGCTATAATGCCGCAAAAATTGACCGCCTGATTGCCCTGACTACCAACTCACTCGATCCGGTTGTAGGCGCGAACTATACCCGCACCGTATCGCAGACGCTTAAGCGCCATGGCGAAGCGCTTCAGAAAAAAGCCGTGAACGGTAACACCATGCCAACCGTGATGAACCATGTGATCCCGGTGATGGGTGATGGTAAAAACGGTATTACGATTGATACGCAGTCGATACCCGCCGACATTACCGGCATTGAGGACGTGATGTTTCACCTGCGCCAGCTGTGCGCCGCGCTCGGTATAGACTCAACTATGCTGGGCTGGGCCGATCAGATGGCTGGCGGACTGGGTGAAGGCGGCTGGATTCAGACGGCCATTCAGGCGGCACTCCGGGCGCAGTGGCTGCGACAGAGTGCGCAGGAAATGATTTACCGACTGATCGATATTCACCTGGCGTTCAAATACGGCAAGGTGTACCCGGTTAACGATCGGCCCTATGTCGTGCAGTTTAACTCCATGAACACCGCCATTCAGGAAGAAGAAAGCCGCGAAATGGACGCCCGCGCCAACTTCATTACCCTTATGGTGCAGGTCATGGACGCGCTACAGGCCAACAACAAGCTGGCGGAAAATGACACGTTCATGCGCTACCTGTTCAGCGATCAGCTGAAAATGGACGGCGGCACGCTCGACAAGATGCTGGCGGAATTTGAGAAGAGCAGGAAGAAAGCGGATGCGCAGGAGGATGAAGGCGGCAGCGGAATGATGAATGAATCCGCGCCTGACGGCTCCGATCCGGCCAGCTGGACGCATGAAGAGCTGGTGGCATTTGCGCGTTACGTGACGACACCCGGTAGCTGACAACCAATAAAAAAAGGCCGCACGCCACTTTCAGGGGGTGTGCGGTTGATAAAAATCTTATCAATGCGGATATACCTGGATGACAAAAACAGAGGTGCTGTGCGTAACGAAATTATCATTCGGAATTGGTACTATTCATGGCTATCCATAACCCGTAATAGCGACAGATGAATGTATGTAAAATTTATATAACAACCTTTTTCACATTAGCCCGCCTGCGTTAACAAAACTTAGCATTTTAGTTTTACTTTTAAAAACATTTTTTAACGAACTATAGATTTACCCTGCACTAATTATTAATCGCGTTGTTTAAAACCTCACCATTCAGCAACATGTAAGTGACTGAATTTAAATTTTCACTTCATAAATATATAGCCAATTCAGCATAATTTTTGAGAATAATGCCAGACCAAAAAAACCATATAGAGTTAAGCCTTACAAGGTTGTACTTCCCGGTGTTATCTAATTTCCATGGACAAAACAAGAGGTAATTTTGCCCGGATAATTAAAATGACTATTACTGGCTTAGTAAATCACGCTGATTATTAATAAGCGTTATTACATGAATACTTGTTAACGTATTAATTGCAGGAAAAAAAACCGCACGCAGGTAAGCCTTCATGCGGTAACAGACAGCCAGTTATCAGGAGACTGTTTTTGTGGTATCAGATGCAGCTAATCAGGCCAACTGTAAACAAAGTGCTGCACAGCAACAGCTTCAACACCTTTTTTAATTCTCACAACCTGCTGCGGGCCGTGCTGCGGCTGAGCCATTGCGCTCTTCATTACGGCTGCTGCTGGCATAACTTTTGCCCCCCCATCGGACTGGCATTTCTGTGTCGCTATCACTACCTCCGGTTTTGCTTTAGACACAGGTCTCTTTGTATTTACGGTGCGCCGTTTCTGGCTGAGGCTTGCGAACTGCTCTTTACGGGCATCAGCCTCTTCGGGGTTCTGTTTCTTGAGACATACCGGGCAGTGTTCAGTATTACGATGATGTACCACCGCTACTGTCATTGCCTGCTGCGACGTATAGAGGGTGCCGATAAAAGTCCGGCTTTCAGGCGATTTCGGGAGTAAGTTACAGCCTTCCCTGTGCAGCAGCGTGCCGCTTTCATAATGAAAAGACACGTAGTATTTCTTTGCTTTTAACATGTTAATTCCTTAAGCAAGGATGATCCTGATTATACAGGAAAAGGATAGTGATATTGATTCTTATTATTAATCTTAAATTGCGGGCAGACACTACTATATATTCAGCCTGGTACTGACATATATACGCCCGAAAGAGACGATCTGGCAAGCGGAGTTATTTAAACTGAATTAACCGCTGAAACCTGAATCAGCTCTAATTTGCGACACTATGACAAATTGCCGATTCAGTGTAGCAGCGAAATGACCTGCCAGTCTGACGATAGAATATCTTCAGGCGTAGGATCATAGAAAAATAGCACGCCCGTTTCACCCATGACGATAAATGTCTTCTGGCTGTCAGCGTCATTCTGAGTAAAAACGTGAACGGGTGTATTACCCCATTTGGCACGACGGCAGATGACGCTTTCAGTCTGGCTGATAGCGGTCATAGCACGCTCAAACAGTAGTGTCGCCGGGGGTGGCGTGTCGGGGATGTCAGGCATGAAATGCTCCTTGTGCGAAAAGAAGCGTCACTACAGGAGGTTCCAATCTCCGGGTGGTGACGTTGACAGGGTTGGAACTACCGGTGCACAAGAAAACCGGCCTACCCGAAGGTAGCCCCACCAACGCCACCATAGATACGCCCGGAGTAATCCGGACGTGGTAGCGCCGAAGGCACAATGTGCCAGTTCTCATGCTTTTTCAGGGTTCCAAGCCTGGCCGCTGGATCTCTTCAGCGGCGCGCACACTATAGCCACCGTGCTGATAAATTCAATATGTCTTATGTGAAATTATCCACTGGTCAATAGATCCAGCCATTATTAAAGAATCACTAACCCCATAAATTACAACCTTTCTACCATCCTTTCGTGCAGGCAACCGCCAGCACTGCCGCCGCTTTACGGGGCATCCCATAGTAATTAAGAGGAAGTTATGGAAGCACTCCGCACGGTAACGGATCGTTTTTCCCTGATTGATAAAATCCGCCGCTTTACTCCACAGAATGACCGCAATTACCTGCTGCGATCGGTGCGCGAAACGTTCGCCAGCCCCGAAACTCAGGAGCGCATTCAGCTGGGAGAAATGTTCGGCTATTACGGCCACGGACGTCGCGCCGCCTATTACGCGAAGACCGGACGGCTAAACCTGCCGGAATTTGCAGTCGTCATGATTGACGGTAAGCCGGTCACGCTGGAAAACGTACCATCAAACCGTACGCTGGAGGCCAGCGTGGATGATAACGGCATCGTGACTCACGTTCAGGAGATTCTGGACACCGAGCCTGGCAACATCGTTGACGGCATGAACCGTTCCCGCGCTGGTGGCTGGTCTTG